TTTACTTGAAGATAATTTCCCTGCTTTAAATCCTGAAGCAGCCGAAACTAATATTGATTATTTAATTTCAGTATTTAAAAATCAAGTAACTTTTAGAGGAGCTGTTAAAGCTTTCCAAACTAATAAGGATTTACTACAAGAAAATGCTCCTCAAGCAATATCTAAAATAAGCAGTTTATTAGATGATGTAATGATTCATCATGATGATGACATTGTAGAATATGATAAAGGTAGTGATGAAAGATTTAAAGAGTGGAGTAAAAGAAAAGAAGAAAAAGCTAATACAAAAAATGGTTTAAGAGGAATTAAAACACCTTTTAGTATTCTTAATAAAATGGGAGTTGGGTGGTTACCCGGTGAACTAATAGCTTTTTATGCTAGACCAACTGTAGGAAAAACTTGGATGTGCGTAGATATAGCAGCCACAGCAGTTAATGAAGGTGTTAAAACACTATTAATATCTACTGAAATGCCTGTAGATGCTATAAGTTTAAGATTAGATGTTGTATTAGCACGAAAAATGGGTTACGATTTCTCCCATACTAATCTAAGAACAGGGGGAGATATAGAAGAAGAACAATATAAAGAATTTTTAGAGAAGATAAACGCTAAAAACTTATTAGTATGTGATCATATAGAAGGGGAATCTAGTATATCTTTAGAAGGTATAGCTAGTTTAATTAGGAAATATAACCCTGAATTAGTAGTTTTAGATGGAATATATTTAGTTAGTACACGAACTGCTAATAAAAAACAGATGTGGGAGCAATCCCATGCTTTGTTTTATGGAATTAAAAATCTTTCCTTATCTTTTAATATACCTATAGTTGTTTCTACTCAAGCTACGAGAGAAGCAGCAGACACCTCAGCTTTTCCAAGACCTGAACATGTAGCTTTTGGCGATGCTTTAATTAGAGCTGCAGACGTAGCCATTGCAATGAGAAAACCTGAAACAGAGACTTCAGGGATTAGCATATCTAGTGGAGACAGTAGACAACGAGATATAAAATTTCAAAAATATAGAGATGGAGAATTACCTATTTATCAGCTAAGTTTAAAATGGGATGTTGATAAAGGTATAATTGAAGAGTATAATAATTATGATAGATTTAATTTAAATAAGAAAAGTTAAAGGAGTAAATATGCTTAGAATGATATTTAAGTACAGAAAAATTCTTCCAGAGCTTTTGGATTTAGTAGAAGTATCCGTTGAGAGTATGCAAGATGGTAAGATTTCTTCTAAAGAAAGAAGTGCATTGATGAAGAAGTTTTGGGCTTTAGTAAAAGCTTTAGAAACAGCTAATAAGAATTAAGAAAATGGCAGATTGGACATCAGCACTATTAAATATAGGAATTAATGTACCATTAGATAAAGATGAGTTTTCAATTTTGTGTCCTTTTCATGACGATACTAGGTCTTCTTGTTCTATAAATACGGATAAAGAAGTTTGGATTTGTTTCGCAGGTTGTGGAGCAGGTTCATTACAAGCCTTTGTTAAAAAGTTAGGTTATGATGTAGACGTTGAATATGATTTAAATTTATTTGATGAGTTTTATAAAGTCGAAGAAGAGACGGATTTAGAAGAAGTTTCTTTACCTGAAGACTTTATATCTAATTCTTATCCAAGTTGGATATTCGATAGAGGATTTGATGAAGAAACGCTGTTTAAGTGGGGATGTGGAACTAATAAGTATGATGATCTAGTCATACCTATATACGATGAAAGAAGTAGATTAGTAGGTTGGGTTGCTAGGAGAATGAATGCGACACCTAAGTATATGTATTCATATGGGTTAAAGAAATCTGCTCTTTTATTCGGTGGGAATAGAATAAAAAAATCTGATTATGTTTGTGTTGTTGAGGGTACATTAGATGCGATGTGGTTAGACAAACATGGACATTCATCAGTAGCTTTACTTGGAGCTCATTTATCTAGAAAACAAGAAAGATTATTAGTAAATCTTCCAGCAGATGAACTAGTTCTTTGCCTAGATAATGATGAAACAGGTAAAAAAGCGAACAATTATGCCTTGACAACGCTTTCAAGTAATGTTATGGTATCTATAGTAGATTTACCAAAGCAATACAAAGATGTTCAAGAAATAAAAAATGAAGTAACATTAAATACAATAATTAATAATAGAAATTTTTGGTAATAATAGGAGAAAAAATATGAGTGGAATAGCACGAATACAAGCAAGAATTGAAGAAAGAAACACATTAGCACAAAGTAATTTAGATTCAAAAGAATTTTGGATACGAGACGGAGATCAAATCTTTTTCTCTTCGGTAGGAGACGGAAAAGAAGGAGACCCTTATGTATCGGAAATAACTTTAGTTACTTATAGAGATGGAAATCGTTGGACAAACGTATATTTAAAAGATAAATCAACTTTTGAAGAAGTAGCTAGAGCTTTAAATATCCCTGAAGATACAAGACCTTCTAATAGGTTTGCTTTATGGGCTTATGTATATGATGCCTTACATGTGGAAAAGAAATCTGATGATTGGGAAGCTATAGAAGGCCCTAATGGTAAAACATTATATAAGCAAGAAGTTAATGATTATAAAATTATAGCTTTACCTTTTGGTAGAGGGGGATATCTTTGGAGCCAATTAGTAGATATATTTGAAGATTGGGGAACTCTTAACAAAGGAGTAATCAGAGTTAAAAGACATGGAAAAGGTTTAGACACAACTTATAGTCTAGCTGCAACTTCTAGAACTAAAAAAGAAGGTGACATGGACACATCTGATTTAGTATCTATTGAAGATTATTATTCAAATAGATATGGACCGGATAAACAATTAAATCCACAAGTTTTTGGTAATAGTAAAGATCAAACTACACCTAAAAAATCAGATGAAAACTTGGATTTATTTGAATGATAGTAACTACAGAAAATTATCAAGAAGTTATTGATAATCTTCTCCCAAACAAATCATGGATAGTAGATGTTGAAACTAATGGGTTCAATGCTTTCACTACGAACCAATTATGTGGAATCGGTATTGGAGCAGGAGAAGAAACATACTACTTCCCTTTTAGACATCAACAAGGTGGTAATCTAGTCAATACGAAATATTTAAAACCTTTAATGGAGATTATGAGTCAGAGAGAGTCTCTAATCGGTTATAACATTAAATTCGATTTAAAATTTCTAGAAAAGGAAGGCTTAGATATTACCAATATAAAACTGATTGATGTTTTAGTTATGGTTCGACTTACTGAACCCACTACTATCCGTGATTTAGATTTGACTACTACTATTATAAGAAATTATGGTGAAGAAGCAGGTTCTTACGATATTGAAACTAAGAAGGTTTTAAAGACTAATAAATGGCACAAAGACTTTTCTTTAGCTCCTGTAGATATATTAGGAGAGTATTGTGAGCAAGATGTGAAATGGACTGCTAAACTTTATGAAGATAGATTACTAGAAATTCAAGAATCAGGTCAAGAAGATGTTTTTGAATTAGAATGTGATTTAACTAAAGTTTTAAATTCAATGGAACATAGAGGGATTCCCATAGATTTAAAGTATGCAAGAAATCTAATAGAAAAGTTAGATAAAAGAAAGAATGAAGTAGAAAAGAAAGTTCAAGTTCTTTTAGATGATTCTGAAATAAATATAGGAAGCACTAAACAGTTAGGAGAAGCTTTAAATAAAAGAGGGATTAAATCTCCTGTAAAAACTCCTAAAGGTAAACAATCTTGGAATGAAGAAGCTTTGTCTAGAATTAATAATCCAATTGCTGGATTAGTAAGACAATATAGAACCTTAGACAAGTTAAAAAGCACTTATGTAGAATCTTTATTAGAACCTGAAGAAATTTCAATTTTACATACTTCGTTTTGTAATTGGGGAACCTTAACAGGAAGACTGTCTTCTAGAGACCCTAATCTGCAGAATATCCCTAGAAATCACTTTAAATTATCAGATAGAAAATTTGAAGGCGATGAAAGAAAAGATATAATAAATAAGATAAACGCTTCTTTATCTGCAAAAGGAAAAGAACCTATTTCTCATCTAGATGATGAAGTATTAGATACTTGGGGATTTATAGGAGATGAATCTTTTGATGAAAATGATCCCAAAGAAATATCAATTAGAAGATTATTCGTACCTAGAGAAGACTATAAGTTAATATCTTTTGATTATTCTCAAATGGAAGTGCGAGTATTTTTAAGTTATTTAGGTAATCCAAACTTTGACGATCTTTTAAAAAGAGGAGATTTAGATTTTCATTCAGAAGCTGCGAAACTAGCATTTAATGTATCTGAAAACCATCCTAATTTTAAAACTTATAGACAAGCTGCTAAAGCAATAACTTTTGGAGTAATATATGGAATAGGAAACGCAAGATTAGCAGCTCAATTAGGTACTTCTGTAGAAGAAGCAAAGCAATATAAGCAAAATTATTTTAAAAATATTGAAGGGTCTAGGCTTTTTATTAATACTGTAATGCAAAAAGTTCAAGAAGAAAAACATTTATATAATAAATATAAAAGATTATATGTAATTGAGCCTAAATTTGCGTATAAAGGAATTAATTATTTAGTTCAAGGTACTAGTGCTGATATTTTAAGCGAAAGAATGATAGCAGTACATAAATATTTACAAGATAAAAAAAGCAATATGTTGTTACAAGTACACGATGAAATTATTTGTGAGATTCATGCAGACGAATTACATACTGTAACACATGAAATTAAAAATTTATTAGAAACTAATACTTTAGATATACCTTTGCAAGTTGATGTTGAGGTTTGTGAACCTTCTTGGGCTTCAAAACAAGAAGTTTCATTCGTAGCACAGAATGGACTTAATTGGGTTATAGGAGGAATATTAGAAAAAGATATTCCTGTTGAAGAAACTAAAGTTGAAGATTTTATCGATTGGGATACAGTCGAAGTTTAAGGAGTAAAAATGGCAAAGATAGACGTACATTTAGGATTTACTTTTAGAGTAGGTGATATAAATACTAATCAATATAGTAGAGTCGATGTTACAATTAATGATGTAGATACTGATTTACCTGTAGAAGAGCAACTAGATAAAAGTAAAGAAACTATAGATAAAGTTTGGGAAGAAGTAAGAAGTCAAGTTGATAGTAAAGTAGATGCTATTTTAGACGAGACAGGTTAATGTTAGACCCTAAAGAAACTGAGATTACAAGAGCAGAAGTTTTACATTCCCTTTTAGCTGAAAGAGAAAGACAAGATAGCTTGTGGGGAGACCAAACTAAAAACTCAGATGTTAAATGGTTAAATATTACTTCTAGAATAATACATAAAATGTTTGACATTGTTGATGATGATGATTCTCAAGATATTTTATATTCAGAAGTTATACAAGGAGCTTCTTTATTAATGGCTTGGGCTGAATATATAAGAAAACGAAATTTGAAAAAGGAATAAAATGGATAATAATAAATTATTTGAACGACTACAAAAAGCAAATCCTAAAGTAGATTTAAAAATAGGAGATGATGATGTATTTAATTATGAAAGAATCTCTTTTGGAGTGCCTAAATTAGATAAATTAGTAGGTGGGGGAATACCAAAGAAGAGATTTAGTATGTTATATGGAGCAACTAATGTTGGAAAGTCTTTTTTAGCTTCACAGTTAGTAGCCAATGTTCAAAAAGATGGGGGAACAGCAGTATGGATTGATACTGAACAATCTTTTGACCCTATATGGAATGAGAAGAATGGGGTGGATACAAGTAAAATTATAGTTTTACAACCTGCAAATGGGGAAGAAGGACTTAATTTAGCTAGTTCAGCTTTGCAGGAAGGAGTAGATATTGTAGTAATAGATAGTTTTGCTGGTTTAGTTCCAGCTTCAGTTCAAGACGAAGAGTTTGGATATAATCCAATGGCTTGGCAAGCGAGGTTTTTAAATTCAGCTTTGCCTAAACTATTAACACATTTAAAACATGGGTCAGCTTTAGTAGCGATAAACCAATTAAGAAGTAATGTAGGCCGAGTAACTTATAATAATATGCCCGGTGGGATAGGACAACAGTTTTATACGCATTTACAATTAGAAGTTAGACGATCAGCTTGGATAGAAGAAGATAAAAAGAAGATAGGATTTGAAATGGAAGTAAGACTAAAGAAGACTAAACAAGGTGGAGATGATTGGGATTCAATTATATTACCTTATAAAGTAGGTGGGGGAATTGATTTAATAGAAGTGACTATCAATGAAGCTTTAGAGAAAGGTTTAATAAAACAATCAGGAGCTTGGTATTCCTATAAGGAAGAAAGAATTCAAGGTAAAAATAGAGTAAGACAGTATTTTGTAGATAATCCAAATATGTACGAACAATTAACTAAAGAAGTGAATGATGACCTATTATCATAAAGACTACACTCCACAAGAAAAAACTTTTGCTAAGTGTATACAAGAATTTGGTCTTCGCTATGAAACCCAATACTCTTTTCCACCCTATACAGTAGATTTTTATATACCTGAAGTTAAACTAGTAATCGAGGCAGATGGAATGTTTGGACATTTAAAAAAAGCAGATGCTAAAAGAGATGCTAATTTATTAGAAGATTATAATAAAGAAATAAGAAAAGTATTTCATATTTCAGAAACAAGTAAAAAGAAAATAATGCCTTTAATAGAACAAGTTTTAAATGAGATTGAGGAGGAAGATAATGGCAGGAATTAGACAAATAGGGGCAACTAAAAGAAGAACTTCAAACCAAGATAGATGGCTTTTGAAAGCAATGGAAGATTTATTATCTTCTAATAAAGTTTTTGGTAAGAAAGGAGTTTTTTATCCTTCAATAGTATCTAATCCATGTGATAGATATGTTTATTTATCTTATAATGGTTTACTACCTGCTCAAGCTATATCAGGAAATTTGCAAAGAATTTTTGATAATGGTAATTATTTAGAGTATAGGATAAATAAATACTTTGAAAAGTTGGGCATAGTAAGAAAAAGAGAGTTACCTATAAAACTAGAAACCCCAAACATATCAGGTAGGATAGACTTTATTATAACCCATCCTGAATATAAAGAAGTTATATTAGAGTTAAAATCTATAAACTCTAGAAATTTTGATTTATTGAAAATAGCTCCTAAAGAAGACCATATGATTCAAATACAAATGTATCTAAATTTAGCAGCTTATGATCATGGAATTGTTTTATATGAGAATAAAAACGATCAAAAATTAAAAGCTTTTAAAGTTGAAAAAGACCCTAAAATGTGGGATAATATATTAGAAAGATTATTTAAAATTATGGGCATGACAAGAATACCTGAAAAATGTACAGGAGAATCTTACTGTCAATGCAAATTAGTAAAATAAGGAGACCTAAATGCCACCTGTAAAAACACTAGGAAAAATATCTAAATATGTAGATGGCTTACCTATACCAAGATTATCATTTGAAGAAGTTTTTAATTCTTTAGAAGAGGGTGACGAGAGACCAAAACTTCAAGTAGCTAAATTAGTAGAGCTTAACGATGAAGACTTACAAACAATTTTATATCATTATGGGGCAGGTAAAGCTTTTCTTGAATCGGAACTATCAGATATAGAATCTAAAACAGCTTTAGTAGAAGATTTGTACAATGATCTTTTTTCTATCACATCTTATAAAATAGTGGATAGAAGAGAAAAAGGAAATTTAAAAAAACTTACTAGAGAAGAATTAAAGGGAGCAGTTCTTTTAGAATCTGAAGACCTTAAAAAATATAAACAACAATTACGAGAAGGTAAAGCTAGATATGTATTAATAGAAGGAGAATTAAAATCATATTCTTCTTTATATAGTGCAGTATCTAGGGTTATTACGTTAAGAACATATGATAAAAAGGAGTATAATAAATAATGGATGTTTCAGAATTTATAAATGAATGGGATGACTATACAGTCGAAGAACTAATAAACGACTTATCTAAAACTGTAAACGGCATGAAGTATGCTGCTTATAAAGAAGACTCTGATTTAATGTTAGAAATTATTTCAGACTCACAAACGTGTTTAGATGCTTTAGAGTCCCTCATGTTAGATCGTAATACTGATCAACAATGAAAAATTTTATTGGAATAGATTGTTCAAGCAAAGCTATACATTCTGTATGGTTAGGCAATGGAGGGTCTATATTAAAAAAAGTAAAATGGGAACATAAAAGTAAAGATTTTGATGAAAGATTTTTTAATTTTATGTCAGATTTTGATGCTTATTTGAGTACAATAAGTAAAGAGGCTCAAGCAGCCGTAGAAGCAGCTATCTTTATACAGAATCCTAAATCTACTATAGCTCTAGCCTCAGTAGTAGGATGTGTAAGATATCTTTGCTATAAGTATGGAATTGATTGTATTCCAATCGATAATACTAAATGGAAAAAAGATATTGTAGGAAAAGGAAATGCTTCTAAAATAGAAATAAAAGCTTTCGCTGAAAAACATTGGGGAGAGACTTTTGAAGAACAGGACTTTGCAGATGCAGCCTGTATAGCATTATGGATAAAAAGAAAGTTCGAGTCGGAGAAAATTGATGAACAAGAAAAGCAAGAAGACGAAAAAAGAAGAGTTACCAAAGGATAGTTTACCTGAAGGCGTTACACAAGAAGATTTATTTAAACAATATGGAAAACTAGTTTGGTGTGATTTTAACGATTGTTTTTGGAACTCAAGACCTAAAG